GTCGATCTCGCTGAGCAGCAGCAAGCCCACCAGCGCGCCCACCACCGCGGCCAGAAACCACGATTGCGGGATGCCGAGAAACAAATGCTCGCTGCCGGTGATCACCTCAGTGACCACCGCACTCCCCGCGCTGGTCGCCACCAGCAGCGCGGCCGACTTGAGCACCACCGTGGCGCCGCCGTCCATCACCGGGCAATCCCCGCCAGCTCAACGCCGTCCCAGATGACCGCATCGCCCCAGAAGTTGCCGCCGTTCTCGTGCTTGGCAATCGCCTTGGCCAGCTGAAATGCTGTTGCCGGCGCTTCCACGCTGATGCGCTGGTCGACTTCTACGCCCAGCGCCTTGGCGACTTCGCGCACATAGGCGCCGGTGTCGTTCTCCACCGGCGGCGCCCAGCGGTTGATGATCCCGCGCACGGTGCGCAGGTCATGCTTGCGCTGGTAGGTCAGCAGCGTTTTGACCAGGGCACGAAAGCCGTCTTCGGGCGTATCGAACACAGCAAAGCGCGCCTCGCGTGCGCGTGCGGCCACGCTACGGTCTTCGCCCTGCCAGGCCACGCCGGTGCGATCGATGTTGCCTGGATTGTTGTTGCGGACGCCGCGCGGCGGGGCCATGTGCTGATCCTTGGGGTCAGGTTGAAGAGAACCACCACCGCACGTGCCACCCGGGCATCTGCGTGCGGTGGCGGGTAAGGCTTAGGCGGCCACCGGCGTGGCGGTGCCCGGCGTCAGGCGTACCAGCACCGTTGCGACACCGTTGCCGGACGCTTCGATGGCATAGCCGATGTTGTTGGTGTCACCGGCACCGCCGGCAGCCGAGATGGCCTGCTTGGTGTCGGTATCCCAGTTGACCGAGGCGCCGCGCGCGAACACGGCGGCCGCCAACTTGGGCAGTGCAAACACGCCTTCGACGTGCGCAGCAATCGTTTCGCCAATTGCGCCGTCGGTGACGGCGACAGCCACCAATTTGCCGTCAGCGATCACACCGCCGCTGGTCACAGCGGTGGTCAAGGTCACGTCCAGCACGCGGCCGTCTTGATATGCGTTTTTCATGGGGAGTACTCCAGATGCGAAGAGACACCGCACCGCACCCGCGGTGCGGCAGGCGGCTTATTGGCCGGGGTTCTTGTAGATGCCGCGGTAGTCGGCGATGGCCGGCGCCGCGTCCATGCGCACCTTCCAGGCCACACCGTCCACGGTGAATCCCTCGTGCTGCTCCAGATACGGCGTCTGGTTGCCGTCCAGATAGCCCACCACCAGCGCATCCACGTAGGCCGAATTGGCAAGGCCGTACCACGCCTTCGGATCTGCCCCATCCAGGCGGCCGTCGCTCTCCACCTCGAAGGTGTTGCGCACGATGTTGGGTGTGGTCTGGTTGTTGGCACCGCCCACGGCAAACTCGGCAGCGCGCACGGTGAGCGCCGCGCCGGAGAGCGCCACCGGCGTCAGCAGCGTTTTCATCGGCACGCGGATGATGTTGTTGTCGGCGTCTTTCTGCAGTGCCATGCGTGCCTGCATCGCGCTGACGCTTTCGGTGGTGATGGTCGCGGCCGGCAGCAGGTTGCCGTGGTCGGCATGGAACAGCGTCTTGCCATCGGCCAGCCGCGGGTTCTTGGTGATCAGCTCGAACACCGCCTTGGCCAGCGTGCGCTTGGCGGCCTGGCCCATCTTGCGCGGCACATCGCTGAAGATGCCCAGATCGTCGTTGATGATGGCCTGGCGGGTGATGGTGAACAGCCGGCCCCAGGTGACGATCTGCATCGACTGCGACTGTTCGCTGAAGGTGCCCTGCTTGTACTCACCGCCCTCGCGTACCGGCAGCAAATCGGAGAACGCGCCCAGGCCTACCAGGTTGGTCGGCTTGAAGTCCGGCACGCTCACCGCGCGGGTGAACTCGCTGAAGCGCTCTTCCACTTCCTGATAGCCCTGCAGCACCGAGCGGCGCGCAGCATCGCCCAGCAGTGCCGGGAAATCCGAGGTGGAATGGGTGAACGCCATACCCACGATCTCGCGCCGGTCCATGCCACGAGGATTGACGCCGGCCTGCACCAGGCACTCGCGCGCCATCTCGGCCAGCGAGTGACCACGGTATGGGTTGTCGCCGGTGGCCTGGGTGAGGCCCACGCGGGCCTCAATTGCGTTGGTCATCGCCGCGCGCACGTTGTCGCGCTGGTCGCCGCCAGCGACAACCCCGGCGCGGCCGTTAAGCGGCTCACTGTTGCGGCCCATCAACGCCAGGATGTGGCGGCCCACATTGTCAGGGGTCACCGCAGGGTCTGCAGCGGCAATGACGCCGTCCACATAGGCGCGGATCTCCGCGTTGCCCATGTGCGGCTCGGCCATCGCCATGATGTCCGCATTGCGGCCGCGCATCGCGACCAGCGCCGCTTGCACGGCGGCCGTGGCGTCCGGCGCAGCAGCGACAACCGGCGCCGGAGCGGTCGCAGGCGGCGTAGCCGTGGCGGTGGAAGCACCCTGCCCGCCACCGGCGTTGGCGAGGATGCGAAGGTAGGTTTGTTGGGTCATAGGATCCTCGATGTGGCCAACGACGGCCGTTTGGGTGACCTCGGGAAGTGAGGCAAAAACGCTGGGGCTGAGCGCAGCGGCGATATGGCCGCGCAGCTGCGCGGCGACCGGCGCCGGCGCTTGGGTGATGGCCTGCAGGTAGCCGGTCAGCGCTACGACAGATGCGGCCTCGGCGCGGGCGGTGGCGGCGGTGTCCGCCACGCGGTCGGCAAAGCCGAACTCCACCGCCTGCACGCCGGTGTACCAATGGTCGGCACCGTCGGTGAGCAGCTCCTCCACCTCGGCACGCTTGCCGGTCTTGGTGGCGTACGCCTCCAACATTGCACCGGCATGTGCATCCAGCGCGGTCGCGTATTGCCGGAAAGAGGACGCATTGCCGGCAGCAACCGTGTGCGGCGCATGCACCATCAGCAGCGAGCTGGCGTACATCACCAGCTCATCGCCGGCCATGGCGATCAGCGAGGCAATTGATGCGGCCTGGCCGTCCACGAACACCACCTTGCGCGCGGCGTGCTGCTTGAGCGCGTTGTAGATGGCCATGCCGTCGGCCACCACGCCGCCACCGCTGTTGATGCGCACGTGGATCGTGCCGGCGGTGATCTGGCCGATCTGTTCGGCCAGCTGCAGCGGAGAGACAGATTCATCCCACAGGCTGTCGCCGATGGTCCCGTAGATCATCACCTCGGCCACGTCGGTGGCACGGGCTTCGATCTTGAGCAGGCACGGGCCGAGCGCCGGGCCGGCATCGGCGAGCACGCGGCCCAACGCCGCGGTCAGTGCATGGGTTCGCATAGTCAGATGTCCCTCAACATGTCGCGCGAAAGATCGGCGCGCAATTGGGCACGCGCTTCCGCAGGTGCCGGCGCTGCCGGCTGCAATTGCTGCTGCTGTTGCTGCCAGTCCTGGCGCTGGCGCAGTACTTCGTCGGGGTTGTTGCCGTACTGCAGCGTGTTCTGCTGCGGGCTCACCCAGCCGCGGTCCTCGGCCTCGCCTTTGGCGTAAGCCTCCTTGAGCGGATCGATCCACGGCATGATCGGGCGCACGTATGTGGACGCCGCCAGATGCCGCAGCGTCCAGCCGCGCGGCATGCGCACCTTGCCGGACAGCACGGCCGCCTCGATAAAGCGCTGGCGTGTCGGGCGCACGAACAAAGCAATGAAGCGCTCGGCCAGCATCAGGTAGCTGCCCCACTTCTCCACAAGCTCCTGGCGCTGCGCCGAATACGTGCCGTTGTAGTCCAGCGACAGGCTGGAGTAGCTCACGCCGATGCCGCCGGCAGCAGCGCGCAGCTGCTCCTTGCGCCAGGTTGCGGCATTCGGGTTCGGGCGGTCGGTGCCTAGGCTCTCGATGGATTCGCCGGGCAGCAGGTCGTCAAAGATGGCGCCGGGCGCCATGCGCAGTTCGCGCACCGGCACGCCCTGCTTCATCAGCGCCACGCCGCCCAATCCTTCGCCCACGGGCTGGTATAGCTCGCCCGAGCCTTTCTTGATCTGGAACGTCATCGAAGCAGCCACCTTGGCCGCGATGCGCTCGGACTCTTCGTAGTCCTTGACGTCTTCAAAGCGCGACATCGCACTGGCGAACACGCTCAAGCCGCGCACCTGATGCAAGCGCTTGAGATTGGCGATGCAGTGCATCACCTCGGCGCTCACACGCTTGGTATCGGTGGTCCAGCCCAGCGGGTCGCCTGGGTGCTGCTTGTACACGTGGTAGGCCACCGGGCGCCCCCACGCGTTGCGCTCCACACCCTGCAAGATGTTGCGGGTTGGGTCGTTGAAGTCCAGCGGCACCAGGTCAGCCTCCAGCATCTCGATGCTGTAAGGCACGCCGCCGCCATGCTCTAGATACGGCACACTGCCGCTGAGGTCCTGATAGAACGCCTCGCCATCGCGTAGCCAGCTGCGTGCCAGCAGTTGCTGGCACGCGCCGTAGTCGTGGGCACGGGTGACTTCGGGCGCGTCCCACCACACGTCCCACAGCTCATCCAGCTGCAGCGCCAGTTCGCGGTTGATCGGCTGGCCTGGCAGACGCGGTGCAGACAGTACGTCGATGCCGGAGCCGACGGTGTTTTGCACCAGCACGTTGAGGGCGTTGTCGGCCAGGTCTAGATCGCGCTCCAAGTGGCGCGCTTGGTCACGTAGCTGGCGGGAGTCCATGCCGGCAATCGCGTTGCCGCTGCCCCAATCGCGGGCCAGCTTGCGGCTGCGCGATGGGCGGGTGACTTCATGGGCACGGGCCACCACACGCAGCTGCTGTTCGCGCACTGCAGTGCGCGCCTCGATAGCGCGCACGTTGCGGTCAGTGGAGATAGCGACACCGAGGCGCTCGCGGGCGATGCGTGCGGAGGCCATCAGGTCCGACCACCAAAATCAGCAGTGGCCCAGCGGGCGCGACGCCCCGGCTGGGCCACTCTATCTACGGCGGCCTGCCACTCCTGGCGACCCTTGCGGATCTCTGCCAGATCCGCGCGGGTGAGCACGCGCTCACCTAGCCGAACGCTCTGCCCCTGCAGCACGGCGATCTCTGCCTGCTGATACGTGGTGAGCATTTCCTGAGCCGTCTTCATGACGAGTCAGGTTATTGAGAGCAGTGTCCCGCATCTATGCGAAAGTTGGCACAGCCTGAAGCGCAAACAGTTGATTTATATGAGCGTCCCTACCCGATTTGTCAATAGTTTGACCAACTTCTGGACTAATCGTCCCTCGGCGAAAGATACTTCCAACAATAACTAGCGAAAGGACGCACCGAATGCTTTCCCCACTCTATGATCTCGATGAACTTGTACTGCAATGTAGAGATGAGCGAGCCAGGAGTTACATACGCGAAGCTGTGGCAAGCTATCGAGCCGGCGCATTTCGCGCGTCAATAGTGGCAACCTGGGTCGCCGTCTGCTATGACATCATGGCGAAGCTTCATGAACTAGCCATTGCCGGCGACGCCGCTGCTGAAAAACAAGTAGTCGAACTCACACGCATTCGGACCAATGGCGACGTTCGCTCGGCGCTCGCATTCGAAAAGAAAATTTTGGAGCATGCCAGGAATCAGTTTGAGCTCATATCGCATCTTGAGGAGCTGGACTTGGCGCGACTATTAGAAGATCGCAATAGGTGCGCTCACCCTTCACTGGTGGCTGAAGGCGAGGCTTACGAACCGCCCGGCGAGCTTGCGCGTTTGCACATCCGCAACTCTGTCGATTCACTTCTCAAGCATCCGCCAGCTCAAGGCAAATACGCTTTGGAGCGACTCCTGTCCGATGTAAGGTCTAATTATTTTCCAACTAGAAGTGCCGATGCTCAGGCCTGGATGGCAAATGGGATCCTTAAGAAACCACGCCGCTCGTTGCTCGACAATTTTGTCATCTCATTGGTTAAACATTTGCTACTTGAGCAGGAATCTGCACAAAGTAGCCAAAGCCACTATTCTGCGTTGAATGCATGCTATGCCCTCCACCCGCAGCCTTGGCGTGACGTCCTAACGTCAAAGCTGTCCCACACCATGCGAAGGATAGAGGACAGAAGCCTCCACCGAGCAGTGTTATTCTTCTTCCGTTGTCCCGAAGCCTGGGACTGCATCGATACAGACGTGTCCCAGCGCATACAGAACTTCATTCAAAATCTCCCTAGTGCATCTTTCGATGTAATATATATCGCTCTAGAGATCCCAGCTCTTGTTAGTACCGCGGAGCGCCGCGCCAGACGGTCTACCCTCGAAGAAATATCCAGCACCCCTTGGTTCACGCTCCCGCGCGTCGTAGCCGACCGGCTCGTTACGCTATACCTTGAATCGCACTCATTCAATGAAGCAAACCAAATAGCCAAACAGCTATCTAGCTACGCATCCGAGTTAAAAAAAGAACATGTGTTGCGACTTATTTCAGGAGCGGCTGCCAATGCGGAAATCACTGGAAGCTTCAGCTTTTCTCCGCTTCTAGCAACTATTAAAGCAAGGGTCCCTGAAGTTACCGACCTCGGAGATTTCGACACGCTGCTACAGCAACATGGCTTGGAAAGATTCGCCGGTGACACGTCCGAATCCTAGTGCTAAACGCTTGGCCCACGCGGCAGCCCCCCTGGGAACAAGCGATGGAGTTGGGAGCGCGAGATGCCGAATTTCTTGGCCACCCTATCTGCAGACTCCCCTGTCTCCAATGCGTGCCTAATCGCGTCTATAGGGTACACCCGGGATATCGCCGGAAAATACGGACGTTCGCCAGCAAGGCAATGCATGACTACCTCTACGAGCGGCTGCGCCATTTTTTCGCTGATGCCTATCTCTTTCAGCATGGCACCTAGGATCCGGTCCCTTAGCGTTTCGGAGCTTTCGTTTTTCTTGGCCATCAGAGCACCCAGCCCTCATTAGCAAAGCCAAGTGATCTCTGTTCTTTTCCAACTGATCTCGAAGGCGCAAGAGGCTCTTGCTTAGTCAAGCTGGCCGAGGATGTTTCACGGGAATCATCGCTTACTGGCAGCGAAACTTCTTTTAAAACATGCTCATCCAAACAATCCCAGTCGACTTTGCTGTAGCGATGCAATCGAACTTCTGAGTGATGGGCCGCTGCGTAGGCATACACCCACGTATCAAGGGGCTCATTCCGCACGACTCGCTTCTCAAAGCGATTCTTCACCGGGTTGTAGACCTCCGACACCAGGCCCGGGAAGAACTCCGGCGGCAACTGGTCACTGAAGTGAACGAGCCGCGCATCCGCCTGACGTTCGGCATCGGCTGAGAGCCGGCTGTAGAGGTAGTGCTTTGCGGCTACACCGCCCACGTGATAAATCGTGATGCCGCGCTTATCGGTGCGTCCGCGCCACGTGACGTCAACCAGCTTTCCCTTCGAAAGGATTGGGGCGTTGTTCGGCACGGCGCCGAAGATGCCCATTGGCCGGTTGATCAGTCGCTGGCGAACGTAGTGCTTGACTGCCTCGGTGCGGTGGCCACCGGCATCTATAGCGGTGGCGAGGGGCCGCAGCTGCGCGCCGTCTTCGCGCTCGATTGGGCGGTTCAGAAGATCCGTCAACGCAACCCACACGGCCTCTTCGGCGGGGTCACCCGATAGCTCGACGTAATCCAGCGTCCACGCAGCCATGCCCCTGCCCCATCCCACGATGTGCACCGCCAAGCGGTTGTCTTGCGTGTCGACGCCTACAGTGATCGCCAGCACGCCGCGCGGCGCATGCCGCAGGCGGTACGGTTCCGCGCGGTCGGCGATGACGTTGTGCTTCACCGCCCGCATCGACGGGTCTTCCCACGTCTCCGCAAGCCGGTCGTTGATGAACGTCTTGAGGGAGGCGGGATCGTTCTGGGCATCGAGCCACTCGCGAGCCAGATCTGCCCAGCGCGGCCCAAGGCCGAATTGGTAGTACAGGCAGTTGATGGTGTAACCGCGCACATCAGAATCAGGGTTGGCGGCCACCCAGCGGCCTGCGGCGATCATGTCAGTCTTGTGGTGCTCTTCGATTGCGGAACCGCACTCGCTGCACCCGTACCAGGCGTGCTTGGCATCGGGTGACCACACCAGGCCGCTCCAGCTCAACGCCTGGTAATGGCCGCAATGCGGGCACGGCACATGGAAACGGCGCTGGTCGCTCTTCTCGTAGAGCTTGGCAATGCGGCTCAGCCCCGCGATCCCCGGGGTGCTGATGTAAAGGCGCTTGTAGGTGGAAGGAAATGCCGAAGTGCGCCCGTCCAGCATCTTGACCGGGTCGTCGCCGGTGATCAGCTGCTGCGGCGCCTCGTCGATCTCATCGACGCCCAGATATTTCACTGTCGTGGACTTCAGTCGCTGCGGGCTGCCCATGTGCTCCACGTAGAGCTGCCCCCCGGCGAAGTCTTTGAAGGTGCGCTGGTTGGCGCTGTCACGGCTGGCGGTACTGCTGAGCGCGCGGCGCACGGCTGGGCACACTTCGATCATGGGATTCAACTTCTGGGCAATCCATTTGTTCATGGAGGCCTCGCCCGGCAGCGCGTACATGATCGGCGCCGGTGCGTAGTCCATCCAGTAGGCGATCGCGTTAGTGGCCAGCTGGCTCTTGCCGAACTGGATCGGGAACATCGCCACCAGCTGGTGCACCGAGCTGCGCGCGGACATGGCGTCCATCGGTTCGCGTAGTGGCGGATTGCGGTCGGTGACCCAGCGCCCCGGCTTGCTGCTGCCCTTGGTCGACAGGCGCATGTGCTCGTCGCACCACTGCGAAACCGTCTGTGGCCGCCTTGGCTGCAACGCTCGGGACAGCACGGCTTTGACGCGGAGGTTAGCGGACGTCATGAGCGATTCCTCCGCTATTCTTAGTTGCGTAAATTCGTCCAGTGGATCCCATATGTGGAACCGAGTCTCTCTCACCAAAGTAACCGCCCGCATTAGGTCCGCGCTTAAATGCAGTTGGCCTGCAGCCCTTGTAGCTGCAGCCTGTGGATCTATCGTCACCATTCTTCTTATCGACCCAGCGCTTTTGTCCGGCGTGCTGTTCAACGACCTTGCTGCCAACTGGGCCAGTGCAGTCGGATCGATTTGCGCAGTAGGGGTCGCACTGCATTTGGCAGGTTCGGCTAAGCGCGATGCAAATGAGGCGGCAAGAATAAGAGCAGAAGTTGCTCTCCGACTGCTCTGGCCAGATCTGCGAAATTACCAAGCTGCCCTGAAGCGACTCAATAGAAGCACCATCACCACAGAATCGTGGTCGAAGGATATCAACACGGTTCACGTGCAACGAATACTTGGCCAGCTTGGAAGTGATTCGGAGCGCGTTTTCAGTCTGTCTCGTGACCTCCAGGGCCCTCAGCTTGCCGCGATGTCGCAAGCAGTGGCGCATATCCGCCATGCGGAGCGGCATGCTACTGAATTGCTCATGCACTGCTCCGACAACTATGTGTCTGTGAGCTCTTGGCAGAGCAAGCAGCAAGCGGCACGCAAGTCGTCTAGCACTGCCCAACAATATCTCCATCAATTGATCGACGAGGCAAAGCTGCTGGTCTAGAGCTGAGGCGCCTTTCACTTGTCTTGCCCAGTGTGGATGTCACCCGCACTTGTAGCGGCACGAAACCCTCGACTCACCTCCTCCAGCGCATGCATCAACTCGTCCCACAGCAGCTGCCGCACCTTGGCCTCGTCGGTTGCAGCGGCCAGCTGCGGCGCCAACGTGTCCGGGATGCGCTCCAGCGCCACCCGCAGCCCGGTGCCCGCCTCGGAGATGGCTTGCTCCACATCGGCACGCGGCAGCAGTTCGCCCAGCTTCTCAGCCAGCTCGATCTGCGCCATCTGCGCATCCGTCTCGGCCTTGTCCGCCAGCGCCTTGGCCTTGCGCTTTGCGTCGCTGGTCTGCGGCTCGTCGGCGTCGTCCTGGTCGTCGCTGCCCTCGCCCGCCAGCGCAGCACCACGCGCCTCGGCGTGCCGTGCAGCCACGCCGGCACGAGCGGGATCGCGCGTCTGCTCGTACAGCGCCAGGGATGCGCTCTTGAGGTAGCCCTTGCCGCCCTCGGCCTGCACCAGCCGGCCATTGCGCTTGAGCTCCACGATGTAAGACGGCCGGCAGCCGATGTAGGCTGCCAGCTCCTTGCCTGTCACCACCACATCGTTGTCCGTCATACCCAGCACTCCACTTCTTCCATTTCTTTCAAGGCCAGCAAGACAGGAAAAAACGCGCGCGCGTGAGCGTGTGCGGCCTGTGCGGGAACGTGTGCGGGACGCATATCACCCGAGACATTTGCGGCAGTAACGATGTGCGGGATGTGCGGGATGTGCGGGCACTCACACACGCGGGAAAGGCATTGCACGCATGCGAGTGACACGGCTGCCCACGCGCCCGCGCCCACGAAGGAAGCAAAAGGCCCGCACATCCCGCACATGCCTACTGCCGCATGCGTTTGCGCCCGCACATCTGCCCGCACACCGTCCCGCACATCCCGCACAGCCACAGGCGCAGTGCTCATGCGCGTCCCTTGTATTCGTTGAACGCGCCGCGGAACCCGACCACTTCGGTGCCCAGCCATGACGATTCGGTCTGGTCATCCGGGCACGCTGCATTGCCCAGCAGCAGGAATCCATGCGGGCCGTGACTGGTCTGCTCGATGAGGTAGCGCTTGCGCGCGCGATCCGGATGCGTGATGCCGCGTTTGCGCACCAGCGCGTTGATGAACTTGGGCGACGGCGCCGGCTTCACGCCCTCGCGGCCGCACCAGACCTTGTAGACCTCGTACCACTCTTTCGACGGCGCCGGCCGCGGCTTCAAGCCAGGGATGTCCTGGCCGTACAACTCGTCCAGGAAGCGCTGTGGGCTGTCCTGCCCCAGGTTGATCAGCTCGGCTTTGGCAGCGGTCATCGGTGGATTGGTGCCATTGGTGAAGTCGCCCAGGTCGACCTGCAGCAAGTGGTGGTGCAGCGCTGCGGTGCCGCCGGCGCGGATCTCTGCCAGCACCTCCTGGTAGAACTCGGCCGGCAGCTTGTCCGGCGTCCAGATCACGGCATGCCGGCGGTCATCTTCCTCGAGCACAACCGGCATCGCCTCGTTCGACAGGAACACTAGGTTGGCGTGGTTGTCTTCTTCGTAGGCCTGGATGTTCTTCGGGTTAATGCGGATGCGGTCGCCGGTGATCAGCGCCTTCAGCTTGTTCTTGAGGTGGTACACCTCGGTGCGCGCCACCACTTCGTCCGCCAGCAAGAACAGCTTGCGGCTGGCCCAGTCGTTGAACTTGTCCTCCAGCGCGGACTGGTCCAGCACGCGGCCGTATTCGCCGAACAGCTTCATGTACTCGTCGAAGAACATGTTCTTGCCGGTGCCTTGCGGCCCGTGAATCACGATCGTCGATTTCATCTTGGCGCCCGGGTGCTGCAGCGGGTAGGCCAGCCACTTGATCACCCAGTCGTAGAGCATGCGCTGGTTGGCTTCGTTGCCGCACATGTGCCACAGCAGCTGCAGCAGCTTGTCGCAGGTGCCCTCCTGCGGCACGGTCGGCCAGCCCGCGAATAGATTGCAGGTGATGCCGGGCTTGCAGCCGGATGGGTCGAAGTCCACCTCTTGCACACGCACGATGGCGCGCTGCGGGCTCTCAAGCCATGCGCGGTGCAGCTCGCGCCGCACGCAGGCATCGCGCATGTCGCCCAGCGCCACAAGCATGTGCTCCTGGTGATCGAACACCGTGCCGCCCTGCCCGTACACCAACGCAAAACGACTCAACAGTGCATCGATGCTGTCGATCGGCTTGAGGAGTGCCTTCCCCGCGCCCCCGGTGCTGGGGATGGAAGCGGCGCGTTTTTCCACCGGTGCCCGCCACGATAGCTCCGTGATGCGGGCCTCCACCTGCGCGCGCACCACGTGCAGGCCTTCGGCCAGGTGCAGATCATTGAAGTCGCTGACCTTGCGACCCTGGCCGATGTAGTTGGCACGGCGCGTGGCCTCATCGGCGAAAACCGGTAATAGCGCAGCACCGCGAACATCCAGTGCCGCGGCGCTGGCGCCGAGCATGCCGGCGTTCTCCGCCCTGTGGTCTTCACCGCAGGTGGGGCACGCCTTCGGGTGATCGGAGAGCACCAGGCGCGACTTGCACACGCGGCACTTCTGCAGCACGTCGTCATCGCCACAGATCAGCACCTTGGTGCTGCGGTAACGCTTCGCCAGCGCGCTGGCCACCGGCATCAGGTTGCCCGCGTCGAACGCCACGGCCACCGGATAGCCGGTAGCCATGTGCAGACTCGCCGCCGTGGCATAGCCCTCTGCCACCAGCAATATCCACTGCGGCGTGCCGCCGATCAGGTGGAAGTGCCCACGCTTGGCCAGGCCGGCAGGCCAGAACTCCTTCACCGGCTTGCGCTGCTGGTCGGCCTGCTTGGCGGTCCGCAGCAGCTGCAACCCGTGGATGGCGCCATTGCCATCGAGCAGCGGCACAACGGCAATTCCCGATCCGCCGTAGCGCAGGCCAAAGCCTTGCACGCCCTTGGCGGCGAGGTAGTCGGATTCGCCGTCGTGCAGGGCCTTGCCCCATGCCCGGGTGGCACGTTCGGCAGCGCGGCGGTTCTCGTCCTGCCGCGCGGCTTCTGCGCGGCGGCGGTCTTCCGCCAGCCGGCGCTTCAATGCCTCACGCTGCTCCGCGGTAAATTCGCTATCGCGCTTGCGCAACTCCACCTTGATGGCGCCGTTGTCGTTGCCGCGCCAGATGCCGTAGGTGCCAACAATCAGCACATCCGTGCCGTTGGTGTGCAGCTCGTGCAGCACGTACCAACCGCGTCGCTCGCGCGAGCCTTCGACTTTGCAGCGGACCATACGGCCGCTCGCATCAAGACCGTCGAGGATCAGACCCGCGTCGCGCAGCTGGCCAAGCACATCATCGTAATTCGCCAGCATTCAGTAACTTCCAGCCGCGCTATCTACCAAGGGAACGGGGTTCGAATTACCCGCATCGGGGGTCGGCCAGGAGGACCCATCGCCCGGAGCTGAACGCCTTGTCCGCTCGTTCAGATTCAGCGCCTCGCCATGCGCGCGCGCCCTTTCCGCCGCTTCCCGGGGAGATGGGGCGCAGGGCAGCGGCAACACGCCTTGCGCGTGCGCGCCTGCGGTATCGGCATGGCGCAACCGCTCGCGCTCGGCCAACGCGTCATCGCCAGCCAAACCAGGTGCATCGCTGTAGAGCAGGCGCAACGCTTCGGCAACGTGTTGCTGCGCGGCGGGGCTCAAGGTGCGGCGGATGTGGGAGGCGCGGTTGGTCGTCATGTCATGCACGCTTACGGCCCTTGGCTGCCGCGCGGCGCACGTTACGCTCCAGGCGGTGGCACATCGTGCGGATCGCCTGCAGCTCATCCACCATCAAGTCGGCTTCCTGCAGCGACAGATGCGCGTCGTCCAGCGCTTCGAGCGCAACACCAGACAGGCGCCCCGCGTGCTTGGCAACGTGCAGCAGCTTGGCTTGCATCGCGGCCACTTCATCCGGCCAGCCGTTCTCCGGTGCGGGCGGTACGAAATCCATGGCCAGATCGAATTGCGCGCCCAGTGATTGAATCCAGCACGTCGCCTGCGCCTGCCCGGCGCTCAGCTCCTGCATCCACTCAGTGAGCATCTCCGCCATCTCCATCGACAGCGATTCGCCCTCCAAGCCCCGCAGCTTCTTGCGCAGCGATTCTGCGGCGATGGCCTTGCCGCGACGCTCTGTCAGGTAGGCGGCGGCCGCACGCACATTCCCCGGCATCTGCGACACCGCGTTGTATAGCGCGTCGCGCCAATAGATATCTGAGCGTTGGCACGTCATCGCGCGACACCCTGAAACTTCGTGCAGTTCATCGTGGTGGCCGCCCGGCTGGACGACGCACCATGTGCGTCATGCTCACCACCACCCCACTCCTTAGGTTCACCGCCCTCCGACGCTACGAGGTCTGCACTGGCATTGGTGATGTTGTCGCTGTCTTCTTTGTTGCCGAGCAAACCGGAGCAGAACGCGAACAGTCCCGCCGCAGTCAGGGCGATCGCAGCGACATTGCGTACAAGCCCCGGAATGGTTGAGTCCGCCGACGCCTGCGCACCCTGCTCCCATCGCCGACGCGCGACATCGAGCGCCGACTCTTGGCTAGGCTTACGCATAGGTGCCACCCTCCCCGCGATATGCTGGGACCCCCACGGCACCAACAAGAGCCCGCAAGGAGGGCGACATGGACGACGACGTAAAACAGCGATTGAACGAAATTCTGGCTATCATGAAATCGCAGAACGATTTGCAAGTAGAGTTCAAGGACCAAATTGCCGCAGCGCATGTGCTGCTAATCGGTATTATTCGGGCATTCGCGGACACGCCAGGATTCAAAGAAAATGTAGAGCGAACGATCTTGGAGATCGAAGCGGGTACGATCCAGCCCGGAGCAAAAAAGCAGATTGCGGAAATCACTCGTCGCGCCCTTTACAGACACGAGTAAAACCATTCACTCGGCAATTGGCGTCTAACACGACAGGATTGGACGCCTCCGAGGGATGTATTGAACCTCTGAGAGCGGCAATCTCAGCATCAATTGCGTCCCACCTCGCCTTCTCATTTACCGTTTGGCGATTGAGCCAGTTGCGAACCCAAAGTCTTGGATTCCAGCTATCAGGCAACATCGGCCACCTCCAGAAAGTTGAGCGACCAGCCCACCCGGCGGCGGCGCTCGGTGAGCGCTGCCCAGTCATCGGCGGTCAGGCACAGATCGGCGATATCGCCGTTGTTGTGGATCGGCAGGCCCACGAGCGTGGCGAGCTCGCCCGCACTCAGGGCGTCATCCAGCGGCGTGACGTGACGAGACATCAAGCCACCTCCTGCACGTTGCCTGCCGGGCCGAAAATGTCCGGACGAAGATCGGTGCGGCGTATCGAACCGTTCGATATCCGTTCGATCAACGCGCACCGCTCTGCAGGCACCTTCACCACGCCGGTCTCCCACTGAGAAACGATTCCTTGCGTTGCAGAGGAACCTGCGTCCGTAAGCAGCGCAGCGAACGCGGCCTGCGACAGTCCTACCTCTCGGCGATATGCGGCAATGTCCATGCCCAAATATTAGCGCCACTCATCCACATGTCAATAGTGCCGCTGATGGAAAGCTGCAATGTCCTCGATTAGCGTTACTAATATGGAATCCAGCCGACGCGCCAAACCCACCATCGCTGACGCTGAAGCGGCCGAGCGCCTGAAGACAGCTTGGTCGGAGCGCGCACGTGAACGCGGGATCACACAAGACAAGATGGCGGAGGAACTGGGGATTACCCAGGGCGCTGTCAGCCAATATCTCAATGGCAAGATCCCGATGAACTATCGGACGTTGATGGCGTTCTGCCAGGCACTTGGGATAGACGCTTGCGATATCCGCACCGATCTGCCCGAGCAACGCCTCGTCAGCCACGCTGCTTCAGACGACTCTGACTGGACTGCCGTGACCGGCTACTCCCAGGCGGTAGGCCTAGGCGCTTCCGGCGCAGAAGCCACGGAGTACGCTGAGACCCACAGTCTCCACTTCAAGAAGACCAGCCTGCGCCGCCGGGGCATCCTCGGTCGGCCGCTGGCGGTGTACTACGGCAAGGGCGACAGCATGGAACCGGCTATCACCGACGGCGATGCCATCCTGTTCGACACATCCGACACCCGCATTGTGGATGGCGTGATGTACCTGATCCAGGTGCACGGCGCCGCCAATCCCGAGTACTACGTCAAGCGCGCCGAGGTACTGGATGGCACGGTGTACTTCCGCAGCGACAACCCGCACGGCGACCACGACTGGCGCAAGCCCAAGCGCATGGACTCACAACGCCAGCCCATCACCGTGGTCGGCCGCGTTCACTGGATAGGCGGCTGGGCCGACTAATGATTGAGGGAGCCACAAGGACGTGACGGGTCTAGCCAAGCAACCGGTCTGCATCGAAGAAATCCAGGGAAGAACACAACAAGGTGCTACCCGGCCATTCCTGTGCCGTGGCGATGATGGCTTGCTCTACTACGTCAAAGGGGTCGGTGCAAACCGGCGCAGCCTCATCTGCGAGTGGATGGCTGGCAGGCTTGCAACCGGATTCGGCCTCAACATTCCCCAGTTCGAGATCGCTTATGTGCCGCCAGGGCTGGCTGACCTGCATCCCGAAGGCCGTGATTTAGGATCGGGCCCCGTCTTCGCATCGCGGGTTGCCCCCAACGCTAATGAGATCGTCTTTCTGGAGGCGACCCGCGTGCCTCGGGACGTGCGGCGGGACGTAATCGCGTTCGACTGGTGGATCCGCAATGGTGATCGCTCGCTGACAGCGAAGGGTGGAAATCCCAATCTTCTGTGGGACGCTGGAAACAGTGAGCTGGTGGTGATCGACCACAACCTGGCGTTCGATCAAGACTTCGACGCTGACGCATTCCTTGCGACGCACATCTTCCAAGCTGAATTTCCTGCGTTACGCGCCGATCTCGTACTCATGGCAGAATATGCTGCTCGAATGAAAGCCACGCTGGAGTTGTGGGACCATGCTTGGCGTTCGGTTCCCGACGAATGGCTGTTCCACGACGACGAGCAGACTGTTTCGACTGACTTCGACCCTACCGCCAGTGCTGCTTTGCTGGCACGCTGCCACACCGAGGACCTGTGGAGGCTCCCATGAATATGCGAGTCCCTTGCCAATACGCCATTGTCCAATTCCTGCCCTATCCGGAAACCGGGGAGTTTGCGAACGTGGGCGTGGTGTTGGCCTGTCCTCAGATGCGCTACCTGGGAGTCCGCATCGCGCCCCACAGACGTACCAAGCGGGTCACCGATTTCTTCGAGGGACTGCAGGCTCGCGTGTATCGCGAGGCGCTCCGATACATCGAGGGCGACCTGAATCGGTTTAGTGACGCGGTGGCCCATGGACAGATCCCGGCAAACCTGGCGTTCGATGAAATCACACGTCCACGCGAGGCACTGATTCGATATGGTGCCGCGCGCACCATCATGAGCAACGGCCACCCGAACGACACATTGCAGCAGTTGTACGACAGGTTTGTCGAACGTGACTTCGCCACGAAGGAGTATCACGAGACAGCGATGCGCCAGCGAGTGGACGACTTGCTAGCTAACGCCCATCTGCGCAGCTACTTCGCGGAGGCGGCGGTAGGCGATGACAGCTACCCCGTGAAGTTTCCTTTCGTCTCCATCGCTTCGGAAGCGCCGCAGATCGTAATCAAGCCGCTCAACCTGACCCAGGACGAGCCGTGCAAGATCTTCGAACACGGCAATACGTGGCTTGGTCGTGTCATCAGGCTACGCAAGCACGGGCAGCTACCTAAGACGGTGCTTTTTGCTATCGATCAGGCGGCCGAGGGTGAGAAGCGGATCAAGGCAGCAGCCGAGGTGACCGCTGACCTGAGATCTGCAGGAGCGATTGTCGAGCCGCTCCGCCACACCGATGCGATCCTGAGGGTGGCAAAGCAGGCAAAGCCGTAATTCCGATGCAAACCCTGCTCCGGCTGGGTTTTCTATGCGGGGAGCATGCAATTCAAGCTCCAAATTACTACTCTGGAATGCGCTTTCCCATTGCCGGCTGTGGCGGTCCAGCAGTCGCGCTTTGAGAGCACCGCCGAGGACTGGATGGCCAGCCACGCCAACGACGCGAACGACCCCAGCCCTGGGATGATCGAAGCCGAGTAAAACGCCGACCTTTTCGACACAGTTTGGACATCTAGCTGGCAATAAATTAGCGCCCCTATTGACTTATAGTATTAGCGCCCCTAATCTTGTCCGGTCAGCTCTCCAGCTGACGGGCGACCGGCGGGTCGTCCCTGTCGGTCAGCCCTCCCCCTCTGCCCGGTAGCAGGCCCCTCCCCTGGCCTAATTGACCCGCCGGCGCCCTCCTTCTTCGGAGAGAGCGCCATGTCCCGGAATGCAGACCTCGAGCTCGACGAGCTCACCGCAGCAGCGACGAGCGGCCCCGCCACTCGTCGCTGCCTCAGCGCCTGTGCTGCCGCAGACCACGCTCACGCTAGTGCGCTCAAGCGCCGCGGCATGTCAAAGGGTCCAAAACGCTACCCGACGCGCAGCGATCGCATAGAACTGAGGGGCCTGCGAGCCGAAGCAGCCAGCCGCGACTTCGTCCGGGAGCTGCGCGCATGAGCGCTGTTGCAGCTTCGTTGACCGCAGAAGATCTGACGGCCGCAATCATCTGGGCCGAGGACGCTATCCGCGAGGACGCGCACACCCTCAAAACGCTAGGCGACTACGCCTCGGCGAGCTATGCAACGTGCCTGCAAAAGAGGATCGCCAAGCGTAGGGAGCAGTTGGAGCGCTTCCGCTCTGCACTCGCAGAGGTTGGTGCCGCATGAACGAGTTTCCCTCTGCCGGCTTCCGGCCGGGCCGTGGTCAAGGCACCTTGCTGCGGCTGTGCGTCAAACGCGATTCGGTGAGCGCTGCGCTGTATGGCACAGACCGCGGCAGAGAGCTTGCGGTGACTGTCTGCCGCCTCGGCGACGTGCGCCGTATGGCCGGCGCGCTGCAACTTGGCCAGACCGCGTACACCGCAGGCGATGACGCTCTGCAGGCTATGTGCGAGTGGATGGCGGCGCACGGCGTGCCGGTACGGGTGACTCCATGAGCGACCATCCATTGGAAGCCTTCTTCCCCACCGGGCATGCCAGCCAAACACTTGCGCTGATGATCTGCAGCGACTGGATCTGGGCTGGCCTGTACGACGGCAAGGTCACGCCATCTCTAGACGGCTGCGCAGTTGCGCCGTGCCTGCGCGCACGCGCCACCACCCGCCATCTGTCCATTGGCCCCGACTCCTTCGCACTGGCACCGCGCGTCCTGCTGCGGGCCACACGCTGGTTGCGCCAGCACGGCGTGCATGTCCAGGAGCAGCGCGCATGAGCCGCCTTTATGAGCGTGCCATCGCCCTTGGCTGGACATTGGTGGCCATCGCCGCCGCCGTCTGTGTGCCGCTGCGCCTGGCCGAAATCCACGCCGCGCAACGCAGCGCAGTTGCACAGCCGGCAGTGGTCACAGAGCAAAAGGCGTCCCTTCCCCACGTGCGGCTGGCGCGAGCAGAGGACTGACATGCGCCAGGAAGCCAAACCATTACCGCCCACTGTTTCTACATGCCAGCCAGGCCATCGCCCGCAGCTGGTCACCACGCACGGCGCACCGCATCGCTATCGCATTGGCGGCCCCGCACCGACCACGTTCCACATCGAGTGCTGCCGCTGCGGCAAGGCCACCGCGCCCAGCCCCAGCCGCGCGCTCACCGAAAGCCGCTGGACCGAACCCACCGGCCAGCATCGCATCCCGCTTTCCCACCTAAGCCGAGCACGCGAGCAGCTATTCGCCGTGCTGGCGCTTGCGGCCCACGCCGCCTGACCGAGGTCACCATGCATCTACAACCCAAAGCACAAGCCGCGCTCAAGGCGGCATACACCTCACAGGGCCGTACCCTGCGACGAACCCGCGGAGGCTTCGCCGCCATGCCCGCACAAGTAAAAACCAGCGGCCCCGTGCAGATCCAAGCGTTCACCCGCCGCTGCATCAACTGGCTCGACGAAGCCGGCCTGGTGCAGTTCGACGACCCGCAATTCCCGAACGTCATCACCCTCAACCCGCGCGGCATCGCCTACGCCGAACAGCTGCTGCGCGACGAACCCGCTGCGCGTGGCAAGGCAGGTGTGCAATGAGCGCCTTTGCCCTCTCGACCGTCCGTCACAAGGACCGCGAACGTGCCGATCTTGCCGCGCATCTCAAGGCATTCGCTAAGTGCGGCGGCAAAATCGAGAAGCTCGGCGCGACACCTTTGCGCAGGAGCCTGTCGCGGCGCGAGGTTAACGATGGGCGTGTTCGCACAAATGTTTAGTCGAAAACGTGGCGACTTTATTCCTCAGGGCCGCAGATCGAGTGGGATGGGCATGAACACTATCTTCGCAGCAAGACCAATCGCTCGATTACTCGAGGGGAACGCTCGCTCTCCTGTCGTCCGTTGTCCAAGCTTCAACGGCGTGTATTGCCTCATTCAACTCCCTCTGCGCTTCTTTCAGAGCCCAGTAGTACAGCCCCCAGAAATCCGACCAATTCCCGTCGCTCTTGATTGTGTTTCCGATCTGCGCGCCGTGCTCAAAACGTACAACGGCGTGCAAGGCGCTTGCAACTTTGTAAGCAAGAGTGATGCTGACGGATGGCCATTTAGAAAGGTCAACGTCGTATCCCGTAGTCATAGCGAGTTGCTCTGTAAGAGCTTGAAAATCAGCCCTGCTCGTGAGGTCGAATCCAAAGGACATCTCCGCCTCTCGTTGGAAAACGCTCCCACTTCCATAGGGAAACGCAGTCTCAAAATTATGCAGGACTGCTGCGACGCGTTTGAGCTCATGTATATAGGCCAGAGAAAAAATCGCATTAGCTTTTCTCCGAAAGGCCATGTCTCTAAGCCAAGGAGCGGCGAGAGCAGTGCAGACCCCAACGGCAGTAGCTATGGCCGCCCAGGCATCCCAATTCACTATGCAGTACCTGCTCAGCCACCAGCACTGGCTGACGCCATCCAGCATGCCCATCCGTTGATCTCCCTGAGTCAGGAGGCGATTCTGCCATGACCAATCTCCATCCGAACGACAGGCTCGCGGCGCTGGATTGGGCGCTGAGCCGAGCGCGGGAAGCAGCCGCCAGCGATCAGCTTATCCACCTCACACACTTGCCAGCTCTCCAACATTTGCGCGATCAAGCGCATGAGGTGCGCGGTGGCTGACGGCTCGCACTCTTTCAACTTTCCCGCTCCGCAGGTTTCGTACCTGCGCCCGGGCGAGATCGTGGTCGACCTGTTCGCTGGCGGCGGCGGCGCGAGCGAGGCGCTCAAGCAGGCGCTGGGCGTCGATCCCGCGCTGGCCTACAACCACGACGAGTGGGCGATCGGCATGCATGCGGCCAACCACCCGCTGACGATCCACCACCGCGAGGACATCTGGCACGCCGACCCACGCAAGGACGTCGCCGGCCGGTCAATCGGTTGGTTCCATGCATCGCCGGACTGCACGCACTTCAGCCAGGCCAAGGGTGGCCAACCGCGCAACCACAAGACCCGCGCGCTCTCATGGGTCGCGCTGAAGTGGATCGGTCAGCTGCTACGTGCCGACTTGCGAGACGGCACGAACACCGCGCCGCGCATTCTGTCGTTGGAAAACGTGTGGCAGATCCTGACCTGGGGTCCGCTGGTGGCCAAGCGCTGCAAGATGACCGGCCGCGTCCTGAAGATGGGCGGCACCGTGGCGGCCCGCGGCGAGCGGGTTCCGGTGGCGAACCAGCAGCTGGTGCCGGACAAGCGCCACAGCGGCCGCACCTGGCGCCAGTTCGTCGCAGCGCTGGAGTCGAAGGGCTACCGCGTGGAATGGCGCAAGCTGACGGCTAGCGACTATGGCGCCGGCACCAGTCACGAACGACTGTTCCTGCTGGCGCGCCGCGACGGCGAGCCGATCGTATGGCCGGCCCCGACACACGGCACCGCGCCCGGCCTGCCGCGCGTGCGCGCAGCCGACTGCTTGGACTTCTCCCTGCCCTGCCCGTCGATCTTCACCCGCAAACGCCCGCTGGCAGATGCCACGTTGCGCCGCATTGCCAAGGGCGTGATGCGTCACGTGCTGCAGTCGGCCGACCCCTTCATCGTGCCGGCCACGCACCATGGCTCCGACTGCGTAAACGACGTGCGGGCGCCGCTGCCGACAATCACCGCAGCCCACCGCGGCGAGCTGATGCTCGTTGCGCCTGAGCTGGCGCCCTTCATCACCGAGCACTCGAATGCCAGCAATCAGCGCACGATGAGTGGTGACGAGCCGCTGCGCACGATCTGCGCCGGGGTTAAGGACGGGCATTTCTCGGCAGTCGCGCCGGTCCTGGCGAAGTTCCGCGGCGAGAGCGACGGGCGCGCGGTGACGCAGCCGGTGCCAACAATTACCGCCGGCGGCGCTCTGGGTCTAATTGCGCCGACGCTGGTGCAGACTGGCTACAGCGAGCGCGAAGGTCAGGCGCCGCGCGCACTGGTCCTGCAGCAGCCTCTCGGCACCATTGTCGCCGGCGGCGTGAAGCATGCGGTGGTTGCCCCGATCATGGTGCAGGCTGGCCATGGTGAGGGGCGCCCCGGCGGCGTGCAGCGCTGGGGTGCTGGTGGCAAAGATGCCCGTACACCTGTCGGCACTGTCACTGCCAGCGGCAGCGGCGGCCAAGCTGTCGCGTGTGCGTTCCTCGAGCAGGCAAACGGTGGCTTTTACGAAGGCGGCGGCCGCGATGCGCGTGAGCCAATGAGTACCATCACCGCGACAGGCAGCCAGCAGCAGCTCGCGACCGCGCACCTGATCACCATGCGCAAGAACCCACACGGACAGGATGCTGCCGACCCGCTGGGCACGGTGTGCGCCGGCGCCGTACACCACGGGATGATCGAGTGCACGCTGAGCGCCGAGCAGCAGGCCGGCGCGCTGAAGGTCGCCGCGTTCCTGGTGAAGTACTACGGCACTGGCATCGGCGTCGACCTGCGCGAGCCGCTGGATACCGCGACAACGCGCGATCGCATGGCGCTAGTAACGGTGGTGATCCAGGGCACGCCCTACGTCATCGTCGACATCGGCCTGCGCATGCTCAAGCCGCACGAGCTGTTCCGCGCGCAGGGCTTCCCCACCGGCTACCGGATCACGCACACCGCTGACGGCCGGGCGATCAGCACCAGCGCCGCCGTGCGCATGTGCGGCAACAGCGTCAGCCCACCGCCACTGGTCGCGCTGGCGCGCGCCAACCTCGACAAGAAGCCGCTGCCACTGCAGGTGGCAGCATGATCACGTCGCCTGCGTTCCGCTACCACGGTGGGAAGTTCAGGCTGTCGCCATGGGTGCAGCGCCACCTGCCGCCGCACCGGACGTATGTCGAGCCTTTCGGTGGCGCGGCCGGCGTGCTGCTGACTAAGCCACGCAGCTATGCGGAGGTTTACAACGACCTCGACGGCGACGTGGTGAACTTCTTCCGCGTGCTGCAGTCACCTGCCGATCGCGATCGTCTGGTCGAACTGTGCCAGCTGACGCCGTACGCCCGCGCTGAGTTCGACATTGCTTGGGATCCGACCGACGACGCTGTCGAGCGTGCACGCCGCCTGCTCATCCGCGCCCAGATGGGTTTCGGATCCGCAGGTGCCACCAAGGGCAAAACCGGCTTCCGGATCGATTCACAGCGTGCCTACGGCACTGCGCAGCATCTGTGGAATCGATTCCCCGCTGGCCTGGCCGAAATAGCGGAGCGCTTCGCCGGCGTGCTGATCGAAAACCGATCCGCGATCGATGTAATGCAGCAACACGATACGCCGCAGACGCTTCATTACGTGGATCCGCCGTACGTCCATAGCACGCGCGTCATGCAAGCAGGCAAAGCCGGCTACTACCGCCACGAGATGACCGAGGCGGATCACAAGCAGCTGCTAGATTGCATTGGCAGCCTTACGGGCATGGTGGTGGTGTCTGGCTACCGCACTGACCTCTACGACTCCGCTCTCGCAGGCTGGCGCCGCGAGGAGACACAGGCGCGGATCAGCGCAGGCCGTGGCTGCAAGCTCCGGACTGAATGCCTGTGGATCAGTCCCGCATGCGCATTAACAGGGCACCAGCATGGCCTGCCGCTGGGAGACGTCGCATGACCCTCACCCTCCTCGGCCGCGGCCTGGACGCCATCCTGCAGCACGACCTCACCGGCATGCCGCGCCAGATCACCAACGCCGCGCGCCTGCACCGCTACGAGCGCGCCCAGCAGCTGCGCCGCGCCACCCAGTCGCCCGAAGCCCGCGAGATCGAACAGCTCCGCGAGCAGTTCGGCCACAACTACCAGACCGCCTGGCGCAACGGCCAGCGCCCAGACCTCACACAGCTACCGCAGCACTTCGCGGCGATCAACAAGGAGCAGCAACATAATGGGCGCCGCTGAGCACTCAACTTTCTGGCTGCTATACGGCCACTACGGCCCGACGATGAGCGTCGAGCAGTTCCGGGCCGAGTTCATGCCCAAGCTGACCATGAAGACGTTGCAGAATTGGATCGCGCGGGGTGACGCACCCAAGCCAATCAATGGCGTTGTAGATGTGCGGGACGTTGCCACTTGGTGGGACGGGCAGCGGAAACAGAAGACCGGGTAGGCCCAGAGGGCCTGGCTCGTTTCGGCCGTTACTTAGCCGCTTTAACCATATCTAACATGGCCTTGACAAGTTCAATTTGCGGAGTCGTTATGCCGGGATTGCGATTACCTTCGTCGTTATCTTGCTTCCCTGAACTAATCATCCGCACTAATGCGAGCGTCAAGGAGAGCGGCACCGCGGCCAGGATTACTAGAACTAGACCTGTCAGCAAGATGACGTGCCAGCCGGCACCGCGAGCGGATGCCAAGATAGCAAGCGAATTGTCATCAACTACGAAAAAAATGGCGATAGGCAACATGACAAGATAAGCCAAGGATGCAACGCCAACGGCATAGAACGCCCAACGACGAAACGAACGATGCGCTTCCTCGCTTAGCTCGTACTGATCTAGATAAACCTCGCGCTTCGCTTTGGGAGGCGCGGGCGAATTCGAGGAGCCTCTACCTTGTGCAGCCCCAGCAGCTTCTCGGGCTGCCGGGGCTATCTCCGGAAACGCTTTATCAGGCTCAGGCGGCGAATCGGTCATTTATGCGACGCTCGCAGCATTTGCTGCTTGCGCCTTCATCTCCCTGATCTTTGCCTGGTAGTGCTCTTTGATCAGCGCATTGTCGATCGGAGCGAAGTACATGTTTCGACCGCCTTGCTGATGCCACGCGATCGACCAAGGTGTCTCCTCCATGTGAGTCATGGCGGAAAGCTGCACACCACTGAATCCAGCATAGCTCTTCCAAACAGACTCCAGAAGGCTGGCTGCATTCGCGTCAACCTTCGTTTCCGACAGCCAGGGGAATGGGCTCGGGGACAATAGCCCCTGGACAGCACCACTACCAAATTGCCTAACACGGTCGTACAAGGACTTAATCACAGGGCCGTACTTCCAAGCTTGCACCTGCTCGTTGATGAGCGGTTGACCCATGTAGCCAAGATGCCAGCCATGTGCGATGTACACCAACTTGATCAGTTGCATCGGCGTAAGCGCCCGTCCCTCTTGCGAGGCCTTTTCAAGGAAGTAATTCGCGATGGTGGAGGGCGAGTAGGCCATGAGATGAGCTCCCGTCCGGAGGCAGTGCAGGATCTGGGAAAAAGGTCGAACGCGAATATCACACAATCCAGTCTCACAAATTGAGAGACAAACATAGTGCGGCTGCGACCACCGCAATACCGTTACTGCACCAGGATTGTACCAATGGGTACGCAAGCTATTGTTTTCAAGAGGAATGCGACCAATCCATCATCGGAGCGACGGACAGGCGCAGGGAGGCGGCGTAGCGATCGGCGGAAGCGGTCATCGACGAAGTGGCCGCAGCGAGCAGCCATTAGAATGCGAAGCAGGATCAACAGCTTACACGGGCGTCGATGAATCTGCGGCGGTGCGGAGTGGCAGGCTGGGGCGGCTGCCTTTTGGAGTTAGCTGCGGGATCGCCCACTCGCTGCGCCAGGTGATCGACCCTATCAGTCGGCCGAATGCGAGCATTGCGCGCGATTGTGGATGGTGCTGGTGACGCGCTTCAGCCGCCAGCATCGCGGTTGCGTCCTACTGTCGGAAGAGGCGAACAGCATCGCGTTGACGCTGTTTTCGTTTCACTCACTCGCCAAGCGCGAGTGGTAACGGGAGGCATCGCTGCAGGATGCGCGGTGCCTGTCTGCGTTCGCCTCTGCGGCGAACGCGGTGCATCGTCAATGACACGTGGAGCTTTCCAAGTCCAGCGCCGCAGTCACCGCTGCGCCTGGACGAACCCGGAACTTATGGGTTACGGACACCAACACGCTCTTCGGCGCTCAGCGGCTTGCCGAGGGCGTGGTACGAGGCGACCAGCGTGATCAGGGCAGTGCCCATGACCGTGTAGAAGCTCCACGACTTGGCCAGTACGTGCACCTGGCCGAAGACCAGTGCGACCACGGCAGTAGCGGTGCACAGCACCATGGCCAGCAGAGACATCAAAAAAGGGATGGAAGGATCGAGCTTCATGGTCCGGGGGTTCCAGGGTGCGATGCGATAGCTGCAGCATCGGCGTTCCCGGCGCTTTCTTGAACTGTTTTCTGCGCTTTTTTTCAGGCAATTTCGAGCAGGTCAGCAAGCACTCAGTTTTCTGTCAAAGCCTTGGCGCGCAAGGGGTTGCGTGTCGGAAAACTCCCGACGCAATGGTAGAAAAATCGCCACCCGCGCCAGAGTTACAACGCGGCTGTGGCGGAAAACCGGCGGGGCTGCACGAGGCGATTTGTGGCCTGCCGCAGGTGCGGCCTCTGACGTTGTGTCGGTTGCGGTTCTTCTGGGCGATGCAGTGGGGTGCGTTAGCGAAAGAGAGCGGTAAAGCTCGGAAGTCGTCGCCAGGCTCAGGCAAGAAACGTGCAGGTCACCAGCTTGGCGCCGCGCTTCCAGGCGCTTGCCGGGACTAGGCTGTCCTTGGGCTGTCTTGACGATGGCTGGGGCCGCCGATGTGGAGAGAAGCCGGGGATGCGCTGCCAGGCAATGGCTCAACCTGCAGAAGACCTGGAAGGTGCACCTGGGTCTGCCAACGCTGAGCTAAGTCCGACAAGAGCTCTTGAGCGACAGCCTATGCCGCGCAGCGGGCAGCAGCGGCCATACGGGTCTGGCGCCGGCATGGACCAACGCGAAGCGGAACACCGGGGCGCTTGTAGGCCGATGACCAGCGCACGAAGCACGCGGACCTAGCCAGCAAGCGAGATCGGCACGCTCAGCGCGCCGGAGCGGTGGCGAATTCGCCGCGTTGCAGCTTGGTCACGTCGTTGCCCTGCCCGTCCTTGAGGCTGAGGTCTGCGCCCTTAGCAGCCAGGTCCTTGAGCACGTCGGTACGTTGGAACAGCGCCGCATACATCGCGGCGGTCTGGCCGGCGTTGTTGCGCTGGTCGGGCGCACAGTCGGCCTGCATCAGGCGCTTGGCGATGCCCAGCTCGCCCTTGAAGATGGCGCCCATCAGCGCGGTATTGCCACGCTTGTCCTGCGCACAGGGGTCGGCACCGGCGCTGAGCAGTTGCTCCACTGCCGGGCGCTGGCCGTGGTACGCGGCGAGGATCAAGGCGGTATAGCCCTTCTCGTCGCGGGTATTGAGGTCGTAATGCGAGCGAATGAATTCCGCCAGCATGTCCTGGCGACCTTCGCGCGCAGCGTCGAAGAAATACTCACGCAGTTGCAGTTTGATCTGCTCAGGTGTGGCGGTAGCCGTCGCGTTGACGGCGGGTGTGGATGCCGGCGAAGCAGCATTGGCAACTGCAGACAGGCTGCCAAGCATCAAAAGCAATACGGTGCGCAT